GTTATTGTTGGATTTGGAACCACAACAGTTTCCTCTATTGATAAAATTATATTTGATCTTCACATTCCAACTAATTCATATTTAAGAGATACAAATGTTGTTGGAAGTGCAGTTACAATCAGTTCTATTAGTGTTGGTGATTACTTCTTAGTCTATGATTCAAATGTTGGTTTTGCGACAACATCAATAACATCAAGAGATATTAATAATAATGTCATAGGAATTGCAACAAATTTTGTAGATGGTGTTTATCAGGTAGATAGTGTAAGTAATGTAAGTGTTGCAAGTACTGCAATTGGAATTGCAACAGTTGGTGCTGGAACAACTATAGTAAGAAGAATATTTGCAAGAATTAGTGGAATTTCTACTGTTACATTTTCATCAACAAATATTACTTTTGATTCTACTACATTTACTTTTGATTCTACTGGAATTGGATCTGGTAGTGGATATTCTGGAGGTATCGCAACATCAAATTACTTTGGAAACTTTAGTTGGGGAAGAATTGAACTTACAGGAAGAACCAAAGAGAATACATATAACTTCTATGGAAATAATGGAGTGAGTGGAATTTCAACTTCTGGTGCTGTTAAGAGAACTCTTCCACTTAAATTTCAAAACTACATTACTACTTAAACTAAATACTTAAAAACTTTCTAAAATGGCAAAGTTAGGCATAAGCACAGGAACAACACCAAATGATGGATTAGGGGACAATCTTTTAGGTGGTGCTGTCAAAATCAATAGTAACTTTAGTGAAATTTATACTCGTTTTGGTGATGGCAACAACTTAACTGCAATTGGTGGAACTTGGGTCACAACAGCAGCAGGTATTCATACCCTTAAAAACGTTGGTATAGGAACCACAAACCCAAGATTTAAATTAGAGGTTGGTGCGGTCGGGTCATCAGGAACAACACTCTTTGTAAATGGTGATGCAAGAGTTACTGGTATTGTTACCATAGGTCCTGCAAGTATCACTCTTAATGGTATTACAAACATTATTAATGTTGGTACTGGTATTACTATTAATGGATCTACTGGAGTTATCCAAGCAACGTCTGTTGTAGTTGGAGGAACAACCCTTACTGGAGCAGGAGTTACCTCAATTACTGCTGGTTCTGGCATTTCTGTAAATCAATCCACAGGAAATGTAACAATCACTGCTACTGGTGGAGGTGGAGGAACATCCTCTCAATGGACTACAACAGCAGCAGGTATTCATACACTCTCTAATGTTGGAATAGGAACCACAAATCCAACAAGTGCTCTTACAGTTAAGGGAAATACTTCTCTCGAAACTTTAAGTGTTTCTGGTGTTTCTACGTTTGCTGGAATCACTACAGTTACTGGACCTACATTATTTACCAAGCAACTAAGTGTTTCTGGTGTTTCTACTTTAACTTCAAATGTATCAGTCGGTGGAACTATTTCTATTGATGGTGGTGTAAAATTAGCAACCAATAATGTCACTATCGTAGGAACTTCTGGAACAGTAGGAGAAATCAAACGAATTGGTGGTGCACCATTCTTCTATGATGGGAGTGCTTGGAGAGAGTTTGTTCTTTCTACAGGTACTCCAGTTTCTGTACCTGCAGACACTGAATGGGATAGTGTTATTTTAAGATCTACTTATAATACTGGTACTAATTTTGATGATGCAAAATTTGAAATAAGTCCTGTATATGTAGGAACTGGAGCTACTACGGTAGGTTCTCCACTTAAATATGGAACCAAATCTTTAAGACTTGATGGTTCAGTAGGATGTGGGATATCATATGCTCCTAGAACTGAATATGACTTTACTGCATCTTGGACAATAGAGTTTTGGGTTTATTATGATTCATCTCCTGACAGTACCTATGGCGAGGGTAGCAGTCTAGTTTCAATGATTTCATTATCTGATGTAACAAAAAATTGGATATTTGGAACTTTTGATAACGGCTTCAACACGGTTTTCCTCTGGGATAATGAAAATAATGCCACATCTAAAACATTATATAGTTCTAATGCTTCTGGTTTTGATTCACTATTCCTCAATCAATGGAGACATCTTGCAGTTGTTAGGGAAGATGATGGGTCGTTACACCTTTACATAGATGGAACTGAATCGAGTACCACCACTGGTGGTACTGTGTTTGATAATAATATTGTTCAGATTGCTAGTCAAGGACTACACATTGGTGGATCATTTACTGATACAATCAACGCAGTGCAGTACAACACTATTGGCACGTTTGATGGTTTTATTGATGATTTAAGAATTTCTGCTGGGGTTGGAACTGCTGGGCAGAGATATAACTCTATTGGAATTTCAACCTACGCAACATTCACTCCTCCAACCACTGAACTTCCAACTACTGGAACACTCTCATCTTATGTTCAACCACCAGGAGATAAGTATGGTGAAATTGGTTTAGGTACATCACCAACTTGGAGAGGTACTTCTGGAGTCACTATTAATCAACAATCCAGTGGAAATTATCGTGTAAGTTTTGCAAGTACCTATACAAATAGTAATGATTACTTTGTCTTATCCCAAGCAATGGGTCAAGGTTTTGCATCTTATGTTGGTGTTGCTAGATCCACTACTCACGTTGATTTTTCAATTAATAGACAGAGTAATGATGCTGCTGTTGATACTGGATCTCTATCAGTTCAAATTAAAAATCATCTTTAAATCACTAATAAATAATAAAAAAGTTATCATAAAATGGCAGCAATCATAACCGACCAAATTAGAATATTAAATGCAAAGAATTTTGTTGCAGGAGTAAGTTCTTCAACAAATTCTTACTATTCTTTTATTGGTCTACCAAATCCTACTGATATTCAAAGTGACTGGGATACTAATCCTCCATCACCTAGAGACAGTTTTGATGAAGAGAATAATTATTGGGATACTATGATTGCATTAAAAAAAATTAATGCAAGTGATATAAGACAAGTAGTTCAGAAACGGTTTTGGTCAACTGGTACAACTTTTGATATGTATCGTCACGACTACAGTAGATCAAATACTGCAAAAGTTTCTGGTGCAACTAATTTATATTCGGCATCATATTATATTTTGAATAGTGATTATAGAGTTTATATTTGTTTGCAGAACGGAACAGATCCTGATAATTTAAATGGAAGACCTTCTCTTGATGAACCATTATTCACTGATCTAGAACCAAGAGCAGCAGGAACTAGTGGTGATGGATATATTTGGAAATATCTTTATACAATTAAACCAACAGACATTATTAAATTTGAATCCACTGATTTTATGCCGGTTCCTGCTGACTGGGAAACAAGTACTGATAATTCAACAGTTAGAGATAATGCAGTTAATGGATCTATTAAGATTGTAACTATTACAAACAGAGGTGTAAGTGTAGGTCCTGCTAATAGAACTTATACAAGAGTTCCTATTCGCGGTGATGGTACTGGAGCAGAGTGTACAATTGTTGTAAATAATGACCGAAAAATTGAATTAGTTACAATATCTAATCAAGGTTCTGGATATACATTTGGTACTGTTGATTTAGTTGCAGGAAATGTTCCTACAGGTACTACCATACCAACATTTGATGTAATTATATCTCCAAATGGTGGCCATGGAGCAGACATTTATAGAGAGCTTGGAGCATATAATGTTCTGATGTACTCTAGAATTGAAAATGATATCCAAAATCCAGATTTTATTACAGGAAATCAAATTGCAAGAGTTGGAGTCGTAGAAAATCCAGAATCATTTGGTTCAACTCAAATTTTAACATTAGATAAAGCAAGTGCAATTTATGCTATTAAATTAACTGGAGTCAGTGCAAATTCTGCAACATATAATGCAGATTCATTCATTACACAAACAGTTTCTACAGGATCAACGTCTGTAGGAAGAGTTATTAGTTATGATCAAGTTACTAGTGTTTTAAAGTACTGGCAAGATAGATCCAACTCAGGATTTTCAACAGTTGGAGTTGCAATAACTAATCCATCTTTTGGGTTTGATCAAGTTGGATTTTCAAGTTCTCCTGGCCCCGGAGGAAGTCTTGTAATTACTGGAGGATCCGAAAGTTTATCAATTGATACTACATTTACAGGTATATCTACTGTGATAAATAATAGGACATATTACCTTGGGCAATCTTTTACAAATGGTCTCGCAAATCCAGAAGTAAAAAAACACTCTGGAAATATTATCTACGTGGATAATAGACCATCAATTACAAGATCATCAAATCAAAAAGAAGATATTAAAGTCATTT